TTTTAGAAGATTTATAATACATATTAATTTTATCAATCAACATTAAATCTGTATTTAAATTTTTACCTTTTAAACCAAAAAAGTTATCTTTCATTAATACTTCAAAAGCATTAATATAATTTTTTACAATACCTGGATATTTTTTTTGAATTAGTTTATCAATTCTTGTATCTTCAATAACGTTAACGTAAGCTCTGTATTTTGGATCTTCTAACTTAGACCATGCTTTCATAGGTGTATGTAAAGCGTGTGAACATTCGTGTGCTGTTAACATGTCATAAACATCACCTTGTGGTTTTTTGAATATTGGTAAAGTAACAATACGATTTTCTAAATCAAACGAAGCTGTTTTTACGTTGTTATGTTCTACTGATAAATTTTCTGTAGCGAATAATTTTGCTAATTGAGACTTTGATTCGATATTTACTTTATTAATTTTAACCATACATATAATATAACACCATTAAATACAAAACGCAATGGTTATGATTAAATTTAAAACGCTTTAAAATCAATGACTTACGGAAGATTGTGTCAAAATTGTGTCAAGGTCGCTTATCGGCCTACTTGAAAAAGGTATTTTTTCTTGGTTTCTTCCCAATTTAAGTAAATAATGTCATCATAGAAATGACTTTCTTTTGATACTCTACCTTGTGCTATTAAAGATTCTATTCTTTTCTTTGCATATTTTGTTTTCCATATATGCGTTAAAGCTTCTGTTGAGTTATCAAAGGCTCTTACTAACTTATCTTCTTTAATTTCTTCTCTTAAATATTCTTTTGTATTTTTAAATAGTTCACTAAAGTAAATGCCTCTTGCATGTTCTGATTTAATAAGTTTCTTATCTATACCTAATTGACTATATGTAAAAGTATGACTTCTATTTCTATGATCTCTTTTGTGTGGTTGTCCACTTGGCTTCGTTGCAATGTACCATTCAAAGTATTTTCTAGTATGATTTTTCATTAACCATTGTTGTATAAGTTTTCTTGTTGATCTTTCTGTTTCAAATGATACTGAACCTGCTGTCCAACCCATTTTCTTCCAATGATCTAATCTATCGTATTGTGATAATGGTATTGTTTTTGTTTTACCATATAAAGATGTTGTTGTAACACCTACAAGTTTATCACCATATTGTTTCTCCCACGTTTTCTCAACTGTATCTGATAAACATAATAGTGCTAATAATTTACCACCAACTAAGTTATAACCTAGTGGTTGTATAGGTACAATCGTACTACCAATACAAGTATGATTGATCATTCTTTGTGTTTTTGTTTCTCTATCCCAACCTATATAATCATCTCTTGGTGTTAAATCTAAAAAGTCTGAGGACATACAAGTAACGCCTAGATACTTTTCTGTTTTTTTATCTCTTATAATAAAGTATAAATTTCTACCAATGTTACTATTGTTTTTCATTGTAGAAAGAAATGTTCTTAATGTATTCCAAATGGCTGGTAATTTCTTACCTGTTACTGAACCAACTTTACCCTCGTTATTGACCTCTGTGTAAATAAGTTCTGGTTCTAAATTTAAATACTCCATTGGATCCTGTGGATTCCAAAAGTTATTTTTTACTTCTTGTATGATGGCACCTTGTTCAGGATCTGCTAATGCTGGCCTGTCATCAAAAAAACTATTTGTTTCTATAGTAGGATATTTTTGATGTATTTCACACCATTTTTGATATAGTGTATATTCTTTTACATTCATAACAGATACAAAAGATAAATCTTTAATAACTATATCTTTAAGTTTATCTGTATCTATATCTGGTATTTTATCAAGTGGATTGGTATCTTGCCATTCTTTCCATTGATTTTCTATAAATGGATCTAATTCTTTTTTAACGGCCATAATATAAGTATATACTAATTTATTTCAAAAGTCAAATTATTCTTTACTTGGTATGAAATTTTCACCATGCTCTTGTCGTATTACTTCTTTTTCAGACCATTGTAAATTTTTACTTCTGTTTATAGAGGCAGCGCCTTTTGCAATACCAGGTTTTAGTTCTTTAATTTTACCGCCTTTTTCTAAAAACTCTTGCATAAGTTTGTCTCGTTCTTCTTGCGACATTTTAGGTTTACCTATCTCGTCTGTATAACTAGCCATTAGACTTCTCCTTTCTTTTTTGTACTTTGGTTATTTCTTTTTGTGCTTTTTCATAAGCTAAATCCAATTTTAACTTACTTGCTTTTTCAGTGAATAAAAAGCCAAACATGTGGTCATATTCGTGTTGAAAAATTCTACTCATCATACCATCTAAATGTGCTTCTTTTAATACACCATCTTCATCTTCAAATTTTGCAACGATTTTTCTTGGTCTTTTTAATGATAAAAATAGAAAAGGAAAAGTTAAACAACCTTCTTTCATTAATACTTCTTCTTCGCTTTTTTGAATAATGACTGGATTAAATACTGCAACTTTTTTGCCTTGTTCTAGTTGTGGATGCCCTCCAAATACAAACATATTAAAAGGTAAACCAACTTGATTGGCAGATAGTCCTAATCCACCGTACTTGAACATAGTAACAAACATGGTATTTGTTAATTCTTTTCTATCTTTAAAATCGTGTTCTTTCAACATATCATCTGTAAATGGTGCTATTGCTGATTGTACTCTTGGATCTGTTGGCGGTATTAATTTAAGTTCTTTAGGCATTCTGTAACCTCGTAAAATTATGCTCTTTATCAAAGCGGATTATGTTTGTAAATTTATCAAATAAAATATCTCCTTTATGAGATATAATAAAGATGTTTTCTTTTGGCATTGATTTGATAATCTTAAAAAAGTCATCTGTTCCTTGACCATCTAAACTACCATCAAATATTTCATCCAGTACTAATAGATTTGTATTGGTACTATTTTTCATTTTAGCGATTGTTCTCCATGTAAATAGTAATGCTAAATCTATTCTCATCTTTTCTCCTTCGCTAAAATTATTATAATCAAATGTATCTCTATGTCGGCTTTTGACTGTTTCATTAAATTCTTCATCCAAATGAAAAGATATAAAAAAATCCATTGATTGTAAATACTGATTGATTAATGTATTCATAATAGGCAAATACTTTTTAATAATTTTGGCTTTTGCTCCTTTGTCGTTTAATATCTCTCTTACTACATCTACATATTGTTTTTCTTCAGTTACTTTATCTAACGATACTTTTGATTCTTCTAGTTCTACCTTTAATTTATCTAACTGTTGTTGTATATTCTTACCATCCGATTCTTTGTTTTCTAACAATAATATTTCTTCATGTATTTTATCACTATATTTTTTAAGTTCATCTACAGAAGTATTGATCTTTGCAATCTCTACGTTCAATTCATTTACTTTTTGTGATACTTCATTTAGTTCGTTTACTTTTGTTTCTGTTTTTATTATTTCAGATAACAAATCTTTCAATCCACCTTCTAATTTGTGTATTATTTTACTTTCATTATCTATTTTAGTAGATTTAAATTCTTCATTAATAGATTGAGTACACTCTGGACATGTATCATTATTATGAAAAAACTCTAATGTTCTTTTATGTTTTAATAGATTGTTTTCAATTTTTGCTTCTAACTTAGATAATTGATTGGCTTTTGCATTAACTGTATCTCTTTCTACCAAGTTGTTTTTATTGTTCTCTATTTCAACATTTAATAAAGTAATTTTTTTAAGATACTCTTGTAAATCTTTATTATTTTTATCTAATGTATTTTTTTTATAATCTTTATCATCTATGTTACGACCTTGTAATTCTTTAAAGTGTTTTGTTTCTAATTCGTATTTGGAAGTAATTAAATCACATTTGTGTCTTATCTCTGTTATATTCTTTTGCAAATCTGATTGTTGACTTCTTAATATTAAATCCATTAAACCAAACACTCTGATATCTAAAATTTCTTCTACAACCTCACGTCTGTATCTTGGTTTCATTTTCATAAATGGTTCATACGAAGAAGAACCTAATATAACAACTTGTATAAACGATCTGTAGTTTAATTTCATTATATTAGCCTCTAAATATTTTTGATAATCAATACTAGAAGCATCTTGATTTACTAATTCGCCATCTGAATATATTTCAAATTTATTTGGTTTGATGCCTCTTGTTATAACATAATTCTTTGTTCCTACTGTAAATTCTACAGTTACTTCGGCATCAGCATCATTAATAGTATTAACTATCTGTTCTTTCTTAATCATTCTAAATGGTTTGTTAAATAAAACAAAACATAAGGCATCAAGTAATGTTGATTTGCCACTACCATTTGTTCCTATAATAAGTGTTGTTGGTGCTTTGTTCAATTCTATTTCTATTGGAGTATTACCAGTGGATAAAAAGTTTTTCCATTTAATTTTTTTAAATACTATCACGTTTCACTAGCCTCTACATATAATTCTTTTGCAAATTTTTTTAATTTAGTTTTATCTAATGTTGTATCTATTTGATCAATATAATTACCTAAAAATGTTAATGTATCTTCTCCTTGATCTAATATATCTTCTTTGACTGTGGCTGTTATATCAGAAGTTAAATCTTCTATAATATTTAATTCATATACGTTTATTTCGTTATGAAATCTGTCGGCCAACTTATCAAACATATCTACATCTGTTTTATTTGATATAAACAACTTAACAAATGTATTTTCAAACTGCGTTAAATCTTTTTTAGAATAATCTTCTTGTTTATCATTGTAAATTAATTTCTTGTGTATTCTTAATGGATTAGGCACTCTTATAAGTTCTCTTGTCTCTGTATCAAATATATGAAAACCTTTTGGACATTTATAATCAGACCATGTAATCTCATAAGGCGAACCTAGATAGTAAACATGTCCATCATCCGATTTCTTATGAAAATGTCCTGATAATACTTTTTCAAATCTTTTAAATAAAGACTTATCTAATCCTTGTTCGTTAACATGACCTTTGTGCATTTCGAAACCTTTTATCTCTAAATGTCCCATAACTATTTGTGCTGTAGAACTTTCTATTGCATGTAAAGATTCTTCCATAATATCATCACAAATCCATGGTAAAAACAATATATCAAGTCCATCAAATGTAACCGTTTCTGATTTTGTATAAACTTTAGTATTTTTTGGTATATTTAAATTTTGTAATGCGTTTACTTCATTTGTATTTTTATAATACGTGTCGTGGTTACCTAATAGAATATGTATGTTTAAATTTAATTCTTCTATCTTGTTCCAAAAATTTAATTTAAAGTTGTAAGCTGTATTGTGATTAATAAACTTTCTTCTATCAACCACATCGCCTAGATGAATTATAGTTTTGATATTGTTCTCTTGTAAATAAGGAAAGAAAACTTCCTTGTAAAATTTGTTAAAATAATCTATAAACGCAGGAGAATCATTTCTGGCTCCCCAATGCGTATCATTTATCAACGCAATTTTCATACTAACTTAATAAAAAATAATCTAATTTTCCTTTTTTATTATCTTTCTTTTTTTTCAACTTTTCTTTTTCTTTTTTTATTTCCCTATATGTTGTTAAACTTTCAATCTTAGGTTCTTCAATTGGCAAATTCTTTTTTAAAAACTCTGTAAACTGATTATGAAATTCTCTATCTTCACCGGGTTGTAAAGCCATATCATCAAAATTAGAATCTAACAATAGTTTATGTTTAATTGTCGTTTGTTTTTTTTCTTTTTGTATTCTTCTTATAAAAGCATAATAGATAATTTGTGTAAAGTATGCAAATGGATTGTTTGATTTATCAGGATCAAAGTTATCCAAATATTGTAAACAATTTTCTATACCATCCGATATCATGTCGTCTCTAAACGTATAATTAATAAAATTTGGTCTATATGATAAATGATTTGCTATTTTTAAAAAACAAGTTCCAATATAATCTGGTACTCTAGGATTTGATTGTCCATTTTTTTTTGCTTGTTTACACATTTTTTTATAAACAATCATTGCCGCTAAAAATTCTTTATTACTAACGTAATGTTCTTTTGATTTTTTTGATGTTGTCATAATTTAAATATACTATAGTTTGTGTTATTTGTCAATCACTTATCTACTTATTGTTAAAAAAAATTTCGTTCCAGGATGTATTGACTTTTTCTCTTTTCTGTATATAATAGGCGTGTAGCCTCTTTGATGGTAATACTCCAAGTTAATGGATGGACTTTTTATGATCTCTAAATGAGTCCCACAGTTTATTATACTCATCATTTTCTTCTTCCGACAATTCTTCATATTCTAATTCACCTCGTTTAGGTGTTACAATCTTCTCATACTTTTTAGATACCTCTAAATAACTCTTAGACATCTCGTCAGTGGCATTTGTAATTGTAACAATTTTATCTTTTGGAATAGTTATAATTTGGTCATTTGTATAACCGACCCATTTAATTAATGCGATATAATCTTTAAGACCTCTTGGTGTTAATTGTGATACGTATTTAATTTGTAACGGCTTTTCTAAACGCAATAAGGGAGTTCTATCTGGCAACTGTTCTTTTGCAAGACTACAAACAATGTCGTCTCCGTTAATTAGTTTTATTATTTTTATTTGTTCCATTGTTTAATTCTACGTTATGAATTTCGTAATTAAAGTTTTCACCAGTGTATATATTTATTCTTTCTCTGAAGTGTTGTAATGTATAATTCTCTTTATCGTTGTATGTAAGATCATCTGCTATATCATATAGAGTAGCGGCCGAATTATTATCTTTTAAACGAAGGCCTCTACCAATAGATTGTAAATTTCTTATTCGAGATTTACTTGGACTTGCAAAAACAATATTATGTAAATTTCTTATATTAATACCAGTACTAAACGTTCCGTAACTGGCGATTATAATTGCGTTATCAGATTTTTCAGTTATAAATCGTATCTTTTCTCGTTCTTCAGCCTCTACACCACCATGAACGAAAAATACTTTTCTATCATCTGCTTTATCTTCTACAAGTTGTTTTAATATAACACCATGTTTTTCTACATATTGAAACAATACTAAAGAATTACCTTTTAAATCTAAACATAAATTACGTATATATTTGTTTCTTTTATCATTAGATACCAAGAAATCCATTTCTTCTTGATAACTTTTATCTTTTAAAAAGTGTTTTGAATATTGG